CCTGCCGGTTTCTGGTCAGGAGCTGCCCATTCGCTGGCTTGCGCAACACGGCAGCGAAAAACCAGTAACGCACGTTGCACGGGAAGAACTTCAGGCATTACATATAGCACGGGCGGAAGAACTGCCTGCTGTTACTGCCCTGGCCATTTCTCACAAAACAAAGCTGCTCGACCCGCTGGAGATTCGCGACCTTCACAAACTGGTACGCGACACAGACAAAGTTTTCCCTAATCCCGTTAATTCCAGTCTGGGGTTAATGACTGCTTTTTTCGAAGCATACCTGGACGCTGACTATACCGATCGAGGTCTGCTGACAAAAGAGTGGATGAAAGGAAATCGTGTTTTACGCATCAGCCGCACGCCATCCGGCGCTAATGCTGGCGGAGGAATTCTTACCGATCGCGGTGAAGGTTTTGTCCACGATAATGCGTCAGTGGAACGTGACGTTGCCGCTGGCGTTCTGGCCCGTTCAATGGACATCGATATTTACAATCCACATCCGGCACACGCCAAACGCATTGAAGAAATCGTTTCAGAGAATAAGCCGCCCTTTTCTGTTTTTCGTGACAAATTCATCGCCATGCCTGGTCACCTGGATTATTCCCGCGCGATAGTGGTTGCGTCCGTGAAAGAAGCACCAATTGGTATCGAGGCTACTCCCCACCGTGTTACCGAATATCTGAACAAAGTACTGACCGAAACCGACCATGCCAACCCTGATCCAGAAATCGTGGATATTGCCTGCGGTCGCTCCTCTGCTCCAATGCCGCAGCGTGTAACAAAAGAAGGAAAACAGGATGATGAAGAAAAACCGCAGCCATCTGGCGCAATGGCAGATGAACAGGCAACGACTGAAGCAGTGGAACCGGATACAACTGAACATAATCAGGACACGCAGTCGATGGATGCTCAGCCACAGATAAATTCTGTTGATGCGAAATATCAGAAACTGCGGGCAGAACTCCATGAAGCCCGGAAAAACATTCCGCCCCAAAATCCTGTCGATGCAGACAAATTACTGGCTGCCTCTCGCGGAGAATTTGTTGAAGGGATTAGCGACCCGAATGATCCGAAATGGATTAAGGGGATCCAGACCCGCGATTCTGTGTACCAGAATCAGCCAGAAACGGAACAGAACGACCAGAAAGCGGAACAAAACAGCCCAAATACGCAACAAAACGAGCCAGAAACGAAACAACCTGAACCAGTAGTGCAACAGGAACCGGAAAAGATCTGCACCGCCTGCGGTCATAGCGGTGGCGGCAACTGCCCTGATTGTGGTGCGGTGATGGGTGACGCAACATACCAGGAAATATTCGATGGAGAGAATCAGCCTGAAGTTCAGGAAAATGATCCGGAGGAAATGGAAGGCGCGGAACATCCGAACAATGAGAATGCTGGTAACGATCAGCATCACACCAGCGATAGTGAAACTGGCGAGGCGGCAGATCCCTTAATTGCGGTGAACGGTCATCACAAAAGCACATCCACCAGCAGAGTGTGGATTCACCTGTCGGTCGACCTTGAAACGATGGGAACAAATCCTGATGCGCCAATCAACTCTATTGGCGGTAAATTTTTTGATCCGGCAACCGGAGAGATGGGGCCTGAATTCAGTAAAGCTATCGATCTGGAAACCTCCGGCGGAATCATCGACCGTAAAACAATAAAGTGGTGGGCGAAACAATCACGCGAAGCACAATCCGCTATTTTTACCGATGAAATCTCGTTAGATGTTGCTCTCCGGCTATTCATAGAATTTATCGAAAAAAACTCCGGCGGGTGTTTTGTCCAAGTATGGGGAAATGGAGCCAACTTCGACAACGTAATTTTACGCCGTTCATATGAACGGCAGGGGATCCCCTGCCCGTGGCTTTACTACAACGATCGCGATGTACGCACAATCGTTGAACTGGGTAATGCCATTGGCTTTGATGTCAGAATGGCTATTCCATTCGAAGGCGTACCCCACAATGCGCTGGACGATGCCCGTCACCAGGCAAAACAAGTTTCAGCAATCTGGCAAAAACTGTTCCCGAATCAGGCTGATTTTTAATGTTCAACCGTCGCCGGTTGTGACTGGTATTCTGCAACCGGCGCTCATCTGATGTAAGAGATAAAAAGCGATGAGTGAAGTAATCATGATTGTCTCTCCCGGCAAATGGGTATCTGAAGAGCAGTTAATTGCGCTGAAAGGAATAAAAAAAGGAACACTGAAAAAAGCCAGGGAAAAATCATTTATGGAAGGGAGGGAGTATAAACATGTCGCTCATGACGGCATGCCGTGGGATAACAGCCCATGTTTTTACAATCTGGAAGAAATTGATCGCTGGATCGAGCGTCAGGCATCGGCAAGGCCAAGACGTCACCTTGCTTAATCCAAAACAACACTAATCAACGAGAGAAAGCTGGCATGAAATATCCGACAGGCGTAGAAAACCACGGGGGGACATTACGCATCTGGTTTGTTTATAAAGGCGTAAGAGTCAGGGAAAACCTCGGTGTCCCTGACACAGTAAAAAACAGACGCATCGCTGGTGAACTACGCGCTTCTGTTTGTTACGCAATAAAAACGGGGATTTTTGACTACGCAAAACAGTTCCCCTACTCCCACAATCTGGGAAAATTTGGGGAAGCCAGACAAAATTTGACTATAGGTGAACTGGCCGAAAAATTTCTGGCTCTAAAAGAGGCCGAAGTTGCCAGAAGTTCACTCAATACATACCGTGCCGTCATCAAAAATATCCTGAGCATAATCGGTGAAAAAAATCTTGCCTCATCGATTAATAAAGAAAAATTACTGGAGGTTCGTAAAGAGTTACTGACTGGATACCAGATCCCCAAAAGTAACTATATTGTTACACAACCCGGGAGATCGGCTGTTACCGTAAATAATTACATGACAAATCTTAACGCCGTGTTCCAGTTTGGTGTTGATAACAGCTACCTGGCAGATAATCCGTTTAAAGGGATATCGCCATTAAAGGAATCAAGAACCATTCCAGATCCTCTTTCGCGTGAGGAATTTATCCGCCTTATAGATGCGTGCAGAAATCAGCAAGCCAAAAATTTGTGGTGTGTTTCTGTTTATACTGGCGTTCGCCCTGGTGAGTTGTGTGCACTTGGATGGGAGGACATAGATCTGAAAAATGGAACAATGATGATCAGGAGAAATTTAGCAAAAGACCATTTTACGGTACCAAAAACACAGGCGGGAACCAATCGTGTAATTCACCTTATTAAGCCAGCAATCGACGCACTCCAGAGTCAGATGACACTAACGAGACTGAGCAAAGAGCATATCATTGATGTTCACCTCAGAGAGTATGGCAGAACAGAAAAACAAAAATGCACCTTTGTTTTTCAACCTGAAGTGTCAGCGAGAGTAAAAAATTATGGTGACCATTTTACTGTTGACTCAATAAGACAGATGTGGGACGCAGCAATAAAACGAGCTGGACTCCGCCACCGAAAATCATATCAGTCGAGACATACTTATGCCTGCTGGTCGCTAACAGCTGGTGCTAATCCTGCATTCATAGCAAACCAGATGGGGCATGCCGATGCGCAAATGGTGTTTCAGGTGTACGGAAAATGGATGTCAGAAAATAATAATGCACAGGTAACGCTGTTAAATACACAGCTAAGCGAGTTTGCCCCAACCATGCCCCATAACAAGGCGGGGTAAAATTAATTTAATATTTATCAAATGGTTACTATGCATGACTCTTGAAATCCATAATTCATAGATGTTTTTTACTATTCTGTGGGTTTTTGGGTGTTTTCTAAGTTTTTTCAGATGGTTGTATTTTTTCTAAAAATCCCTAATCTCGATTTTGCTGTTTATTTGAGGCCTTTTTATGTCCCATATATGCCCCACAGATACCCCGCAGCCAAAATCAACAAAATGCCAAAAGGTTCTGTTCCTGCCCTGCAACAAGAAATGCTGCGACGTGTCAGTAAACGTTATGACGATGTAGAAGTGATCATCAAATCCACCAGCAACGATGGCCTTTCAGTTACTCGCACCGCCGATAAAGATTCTGCAAAAACTTTTGTTCAGGAGACGCTGAAAGATACCTGGGAGTCTGCTGACGAGTGGTTTGTTCGCTAATAAACACGTAAATCGGTAACGGCTGGAAATCATTCAATACTCGCACTATCGAAAGTTCACCAGCCAACCGCGACACGCTCTTACATACGAAGTGCCGCGCTTTCCTTAATAATTTTTTAGCAGTACTGTGTAAATAATGAGCGACCTAATCCATGCATGACGCGTAGTGCCTATTGTGCATCTTTCTGCGTCTCTTTTTACTGGACCCAAGCCAATGATGCTGGCGATACCATTCCCGCCAGGCCCACTTACAACAGTAAAATTCGGAGCTCTGCCTTTACATACAATACAATCTACTTAACAAATATCCCCCGGACATTGCAACACAAAACCGGAGCCGGACTCCGGTTTTGTGAAGCTGTCGGGTTACTTCATCCCGCCAATATTTTCCCACGTCCCGTCAGCACGCAGGATTTGCAGCGGTCTTACCACGCACTGTATCTGCTTTTTATCCGCATCCAGTATCACCACCTGCGTGATTACCCTGTCCTGCTCCGGGATAATGCCATTCTCATCTGACTCCAGGATGTCTGCCGGTCCCAGTCGCAGCTGTGCTGTAAGTAACTCCCCGTGTTCACGGTCATCATGCTTTCCGCAACCACACAGACGCTGCATAATTTTTTTTAATATGTTCATGTCATTCTCCTGTTCTGCCTGTATCACTGCCCACTTCATCCAGCCCCTTAACATCCTGCCACGGCCCGTCACCAAACCTGACCTGCAAATGCTGAAAAAAACCCTGAACCCGTGTGGCATCTTTGGGGTCAAGAAAGGTCAGTCCGGTGATGAGTGCGCCATCTGTATCCGGGAACCAGCCATGGCTGTTTGTCTCAATAATGTTTCCCGGCCCCAGACGGAACCGTATTTGCGTCTCCCCCGGGTCGCCCTTCGGTCCCTGAGGTCCGGTCGCCCCCACCGGGCCAGCCGCACCTGTTTCTCCTTTCGGTCCCTGTGGGCCTGCCGGGCCTGCCGCACCGGTATCTCCCTTTGGACCCTGTGGACCTGCATTTCCCGTCAGACCGGTCTCTCCCCGCTCTCCCCTGTCACCTTTCGGCCCCGGCGGGCCTGCCGGACCAGCATCACCTGCCGGCCCCCGTTCACCGGTTGCCCCTGCCGGGCCGGTGTCGCCACGCTCTCCTTTATCTCCCTTCGGCCCCTGAGGACCCGCGGGACCCTGTTCCCCCTTTGGCCCGGGAGGCCCCACCACGGTGGGGATTCGGTTTACGGCCTCTTCCGCCGCTATCCTGCTTTGTTCCGCTGACTGTGCGCTTTCTGCTGACTCCCGGGCTTTTTCTGCTGCGGTCGTTGCATCCCTGGCTGCATTACCGGCTGCACTTTCTGCCGTCTTTCTTGACAATTCAGCTTCTGCTGCACTTTGTGATGACTCACTGGCTTTTTGAGCGGCCGCAGAGGCCGAGGACGAGGACGCCTCCTCTGACTGCTTTGCAGCGGCTGCACTTTCTGCCGCCTGCCGGGCTGACTCCGATGCATCCCCTGCTGAAGTGTCAGCATTTGCAGCGCTCTCTTCTGCCTGACTGGCTGATATGCCGGCATTCCTCGCTGACGTCTCCGCCTCTCCGGCATTCTTCTTCGCCTCCTCAGCGTGACGCGCCACCTCTTCCACCATCAGTTCAAAACGGCGCAGTGCCTCCGGCCGGACGTCATCCTCCGACATGGCACCGAGAAAATCATTCAGCGTACCGGGTTGAGAATCTTCATACACGGTGATGGTCCCGGCATGTGACGGCGGGAAGCCCTCCACCAACAGAATGACGCTGTACTGACCGTACTCAACGTCCATGCTGTAACGACCGGCTTCATCCGGATTTTCAGAGGCCACCGTGTTCACCACCACCGTGCTGCTGGTCCGTCTGGCTTTCAGTTGAATGGTGCAGTTCTCTACCGGTTTTCCTGTGCCGTCTTTCAGTACACCTGAAATCTTTACTGCCATATTCACCCCACAAAAAAGCCCGCCTGAACCGGCGGGCTGTCATAACACTGTGTTACCTGGCTAATCAGAA